TTAGCCTGTATTCTGAGGTCGCCCTCTGCTAAACAATCAACTTCTTCATGTAATCCTAATGCTTGACCATTAGAACCCCATGCTCTTTTACACTCAATATCGTAAGATTCAAATAACCTTACTACTTCTCTTTCAAAGGCATTGCCTTTTACTTTACTTGGATGAGCCATCTTTATCTCCTGAATATATTATATACTCTGCTTCACATTTAGTGCAATGTAAATTAGAAACTATTCCATCTCCCTCTAAACCATAATCTTCAAAGGTATGGTCGCCACCCCATATTACTTCTCCTTTGCAATGATAACAAAACATTTTGTGTTTTAAACTATCAATTATTTCATTATAAGTATAAGATTTCATTTTACTCCTTTAATTTTTTTATCCATTTATTATACTTTCTGTTATGTTTATATTTAGTTCCAAAAAGTTGTTTAGTTGCACATTTCATGCAAATTTTACACAAATATTCCTTTGTTATTATAGAATACCATTTAAAAAAAAAGGTATCATAATAAAATTTATCGCAAGATTCACATCTATCGTCAGTCTTGGCTATTGGTATCATTCGCTTCAAATTCTAGCTTACCCCCTAGCTCTAAATATCTACGAGTAACACCTATAATCATTTTATGAGTGATTATATCTCCTGTGTACTTTGATGGTTGTCCTATGTTTTTATAATAATGACTTAACATTTGTTTTAGTGTGTTTCTGACATATTCTCTATCTGTCATTTTTTGTCCTTTACTGATGAGTTAATACAAATTAATAGAGATGGAGAGCCAAATAAAAGGGAGAAAGGAACAACCTCGAAAACTCCCCATCTCTTAATACTACCACAGAAATTTCAAAAAAGAATAAATCCGACCTTATTCTTTCGCTTCAATGCCTTCCTGTGGTAAATCTAAATTTTTAATAGCATCTAAAGTTTTATTGGCGATACCTGTTTGCTCGCCACCTGAAGTTAATGCTTTTAAACCTTGAATTGCAATCTCAAATTTGTCTTTTAATTTTTGATTTTCAACTCTTAGTTTATAAAGTTCATTTCTTAATATTTCAATGTCTACATTCATTTATCTGCTTTCATTTTGTTTCTAAATCCTGATAAAATCTCACTTATTTCTTGTGGTGTTGCACTTCTTTCTTCTGCCTGTTTCATGTACTCTTTATGTTTTATAATCTGCTTTTCAACCTTTTGTTCCATTTGAACAGGTATAGAGCCACCATTTTGACAGGCTTTACCTAACCACCTGTTAGTGAATCCTTTAAAATCTTTTTTAGCTTTATTTGTATTTGACAATAACCAAACACGAGCCTTATCACATTCGCCTTTTATATCTACGTTTGGATAAGCCTTTCGCCACATTTTAATTAAATTATCAGGTATATTATCATAAAAATTATTAACTCTATCCTCATAAGGACTTACAGCTTTACCTGTGTATTTTACTTTAGAATATTCTTTAAGCATATATTCAAAAAACTTATGAGCATTTACCCATTGTTCTTTACCATCTTTTCTTATCTTTATTTCTAAGAACATCAAAATTTTATCTTTCTATTTTCATATTTATAATACAATGCAAACGTAATATAGGCAGAAGTAAATGTATTAGAAGCATGGAAGGCACTCCCACCTATATTACTTTGTTTCATCTTAGAAAGGTATACTTTCGTCTTTCTTTTCAAAATCAGGAGCAGGAGTTGAGTTTGCAGTTTGCCCTGTCATAGGCTCATCAAACTTCATTCTCATATACTTTTTACCTGATTCAGATACATTAATCCAAGCACTAATATACAACTTCTCGTTATTTATAACACAAGAGCCTGTATAATCAGGATGCTTATCTGTTTTCTTTTTATCTGCATTGCTAAACAAAGAACCTTCTTTTTCTTTTATTTTAAACGTACTCATTCTATTCTCCTATTTATAATTAAAAAGGCATATCGCCTGTTATATTATTATTTACACTTGCCCCTTTGGACTTCTCCCATAAGTGAAGCCCTAAACCAAACATACCCAATACTTTAACCATGCAACGTGATTTAGCATCAGTAATATCCCTTGATGTAGGATTTACTATTGATTTCATAGGCATCATTGATGTCATAACAGGCAATGAAAATTCTCTTGATAAATCGCCAATCATAACCTTGCAATGTACTTCGCAAGTCTTTTTATCTTCTCCGTCAAAGTAAAACGTAGGACTTGGAAACTCATAGGTTGAGTTTGGATAATGCTCCATTAAACAAGCCCAAGCATCAGCCCACCCAATATAATCAAGCCCACTCTTTTTATGTTGTATTTTTGTTGTATCTATGGCTCTTAATGTTTTCCATATTTCGCCATAGGTTAGTTTTTTATTACTCATTTTGTTTTCCTTTCTATTTTACTTATTATTTCAAACAAATCTTTGTCAAGTTCACGAACCTCTCTTGGTATCTTTATACCTTGCATTTTATAAAATCCAATCATTGCACTAACATACTCATTGCATCTTATTAATACAGGTTCTATTTTATCTAAATCATAATGTTTCAAAATGGTAACCTCACTTTCTTAACTTTTACATATTGTGGTTTATTTGTTTTTTTCTTTGCATAATACTTATTATACCAATTATCTATTCTTGGTGTCCATTTCATCTTTTCAGGATATATCATGTGATATTCAATCTCAGGAGAATCCTCTTGTGGTTGTTGCATAATTTCATAATGTAATTCAGACATTCTACTCATTTTGGAAACCTCGCAGTTTTACCATCAAAATAACCTTTAACTATTCTTGTTATTAATTTATCTGTATAATCCCCAGAAATATTTCCTTCAGGGTCAGGTATGATAATACGATAAGTTTCTTTTTTATATATCTCACTTGATTTTAGATGCTCTATGAAAGCATCATATTCTATATCTGTCATTGAATTACTCATCAGCTTCCTCCTTGACTTGAACATCATTGTATCCTTGATGAATATAGCTTTCTGCTACCCAATCAGCCATCATTTTATCATAATCTTCATATACTTCCTCGCCACCTGCCCACACTATATAATATTTCATTTATTCCTCCTCCTCATATAAACAATCAAAGCATAATCGTTCTTCGCTCAACATTTGCGATTGGTCAAACTTATGTTCACATTTACAGCAAGTAAATTTCATTATGATACCCTCACTTTCAACTCTCTAATTACAATCTCTCTTTCAATTTCACATACATCATTTAATGATTCTACAATATGAGTTTCATCCCATTTATCGTAAATATCTTCACTAAACTTAATTAATTGTTCTGTTGAATATTCTTGAGATTTTTCCATATCAAAACCATCTGTAAAGTAATCTAATAATTTATTCTCCATTAGAATTCCTCTCTTTCTTGAATAAATTTAGCAAATTGCTTTTTATAAAGATATGGCTTTTCAACTACTGAGCAAATCTCAGAACCATTCCAATCGCAATCTCTTGCTAACCAATTTATAAATTCAATAAAGATTTCGCTAGTAACACATCTCATCTCATATTTAAGCATACGAATTTCTTCTAGTCTTATGATGTTTTGCATCTCACTAAATTCTTCGTCATTAAAATAATCTGTCATTTTTTTGCCTTCCTTCCTTTTAATTAAAATATGTAAGTTGTTTTTCTTTTTATGTTTGGATATAAGTCTGATACAGAACAACCACATATTCTCGCTAATGCTACCAATCTCTCGTGATTTGGCTTTCTATTTCCTGAAATATAATTTGATATATCGCATGGCTTACAACCTAATTGCTCTGCAACCCAACTATTTTTCAACCCTTTTCTTTTAATCATTTCTTTTATGTTATTCATAATTACCTCAATTAATAATTTACAATTTATTAATACTATATTTACCAAACAAGATATTTTTTTATATTGCTTTGTAAAAGGCAGTTTTAAGTGATGCCTAGCACTATGTTTTAACCTCTGTGATATAACTTATCCCATAGTTTAATATTGATACCATCATCTGAGTGATTCATTCTATAATGACCAAGTTTAGAATTTGGTTTATAAAATGTTTCAATGATATAACCCATATCTCTCAAGCATTTTATTACTGATGACAATCTTGTTGTATTGAAATCAGTAAAAGCCAAAACACTATTTATGGTTTTACCATTGATAAGATGTTTAAGTATTCTTGTTGTTTTACTATCTTTTTTGTGATGAGGTTTAACTCCTCTTTTTTCTTTTTTCATGTTTCTCCTTTTTGGTTTATAAAATATCAAAATGAATATCAAAATTGTCGCTATGTAGCCTTGTCTGTTTATAATCGTCAATACTTATTAAATTTGAGGCAACACACCATTTTAAAAACAATCCATACCCTAATTCTTTTACCAAGTATCTTAACTCTTGCTCTCTATCTAATTCTCTAATTATACAGACAGGCAACTCGACAACATTATAATACTTATCTTTTTCTTCCAATTCGTTTTCGTAATTATAGTATATATTATTTGCATTACTTTTATCTTTGCTATGTTTCCATAATTCTGCTTGTCTAACCATAAACTACCTCTTGTTTATTAATTAAATTATTGTTAAAATATAAGCCCTTATAAGGTTTGGTTTGAATTACTTTTGGCTTATAAGGGTTATAAAAGTTGCTACCAAAAGGGGTTTCGATACAGCAACATGGTAGGTTAAAAACTGAGAACACCAATCGATATAAGATAGATTTTATAAAAGTGGCTCGGCAGGTATAAGTTTCTATTGATTTATACTCGTGCTTTCTCATAGGCTCTATGGGGGGATTAATAAGCACAGACCTAGCCTTACAAATTATTATACTTGTAGGGGTTAGGGTTTCTGTGCTTACAACTCTAGGATATGAAGGGATTAATATATAAGAAGTATTAATCATTTTCCTTCTCTTTTTAATAATTTATCTATTTCATTTAGAACAAACATATAAGCACTATAATACTGCCAATCTCCTGGTTCGTTTTTATCATAGTAGGTTTGTTCTCTTTCTACTATTAATTTAAGTTCGTTTAATCTCCTTATGAACTCATTATTATTCATTGCGTTACCCTTTCTTTTTTATAATTTATAATTTTACCCATATATAACATTTCCAAAGCAAACTACTTGGAATAATACATCAGCATCATCAGCATCATACCCACCATTTATTAATCTATCAAGTACTTTTGTGTATTTATTATTAGATAGCCAAGTTAGTGCATCTAAAATGTTTTGTTTATTAATCTCTTTATCTTCTACTATGATAGTTCCACCTTTAGATATACAATGTGAGGCATATTCAGTACCTTTATAATCGTCATCTTTAACCTCAATACCATCACACCAATAATTAATTCCACCCTCAAATGCTGTGCATAACCAACTATCAATTTGTTTGTCTTTGATTTCTATTCTTATATTTATAAAACTACTCATTTATATAATCCTTTATTCCCACTTCTTTTAGTATTATTCCTTCAAGGTCTAACCATATTTCTTGCTGAAGGTATAATTGCATTGCTTGTCTTAATGGTTCTCTATTTTCTTCTTCTGATGCATACCATTCAATAAAATTAAGAATTATTAGTTCTCTTATTTCATTTTGCTCTCCTAATACATCTCTCAATTTAACTCTGAAATTGATATCACGAGATAGTTTATTATTACGTTTTATATCTTTATTCATTTTACGACCTCCTATTTATAATTTGTTCTAGTTTATTACCAACTTCATTTTCTAACTTTTCCACCAATATAATCTTCATGTTATAAGTTAAATTCTCAGGAATTTGACCATAATACATACAAATATAATCAATCTCATCTTTTGTATAATAATCTTCTATATTCATTTTTTCTTCTCCTCTTTCTTCTTGTCCCAAAACCATTCAAAACTTTCATAATATTCATTATCAAAATCTTCTTTATCTTTTTCTTTTTTATTCATAACCTTTTTCCTCACTATGTTCATTTAAACCTTCTAATAATCTTTCAAATATATTGCCTATTATAATTTGCTCTACACTTGGATTTTCTCCTGCAAATTCATTAGGTTCTCTTAAATCACTATCATATAAAGCATATCGAATTAATTCATCATTATAAATAGGTATGTTATTATCTGCAATCTCACTTATAACATCATCAATATAATAACTATCATCTTCTTCTTTTTTATACCAATCAATAGCATCATCTAATTCATCACAAGCATCTATAATTAAATCTTCTACGTAATATGTTTTTTTATCTTCCAATTTATAATCCTTTCTCTTTAATAGATTTTCTTATTAATATATCATTCAATACTTCTTGTTCAGTTCTTATACTTTCTAATTCTTTCTCTTTTTTCTTTAATTCTTTATACTCCAATCCATTACACTCGTTTTGAAATATTAATTCTTTTATAAATTCCCAAACTTGTTCTCTGTTTTCATTAGATAAAAACTTATTTATGGATTTTACTGCAACAACTAAATCATTTTCTCTCATTTTATAATCTCCTTAAAATTTTGTTCTTAATAATTTAATTACTTTTTCATCTTGCCTTTTCTTTAATGCTTTTACTATTTCTTCATTTTCTAGTGCAATACTTGGATTAACTCCAGCATGTGAACAATGTATCATAAAACTCATTCTTCTCATTTTATAATCTCCTATTTATTATTTAATTTTTAAAAAATGTTTCATATATAAAACCATATACGATATATATAAATACTATTAATAGAAATGCTTCTCTCATTTTACAATCTCCTATTCTTCTAAATGTTCGTTTAAATCTTCCCAACATTCCATACACATTCCGTCATATGATGTATCTTCTTCTTCTTTGCAACCATCACATACTTCATATTCTTCTTCTTCTACATCAAGTGGACTAAAAAATTCTAGACAAAAATTATTCCAACAATCTATTTCTCCACACATATATGTACCATATGGAGTTTCAGATATTTCTACCTCACTTGCATTTTGACCACAACCATATTGGCATGAATATTCAGTAACACAATCTCCATTTATAACTTGTCTAATTTTTATCATTTTATAATCTCCATTTTATAATTTACATTTTATAATTTATAAATCTCATTTGATTTATGCTAAAGTTTACAAAAAAGTATATTTAAAAAGCAAATTATTTTTTCAATTATTTTTTAGCCCGTCTATAAATTATTTTAATTATTTTAATTATTTACTTGTTTGGTAACTTTATTTAATGTAATTTGTTTACATGATAGTAAATGATATTATCATATTTAAAATAGAAAATGAGAGGAAAAAAAAATGTTAAACGAAATGATAGAAGATGTTTTAAAAATGAAGGAACAGCTTGAAAAGCTAGAAAATGAAAACAAGCAGTTGGTAATTGAACAGGCTGAAATGCTTAGACAGTTAAAAACTAAATTCAGCAATGATGAATATGTTTTAGTTCATGTTGCAGATTTAACTAAGTTAATGAATAGCATTGAAGATGCAGAAGGTGATGCATCAAATCTAGAAAGTGATATTTGCGATTTAGAATATTCTGAGGTTGGTACAATTTGTTCACATATTTCAGATTGTTCCTATACAGCATCTTCGGTTGCAGAAACTTGCAGGTCTATTTTTGAAATGGTTGAAGGGTTGCTAGAGGTTGAACAAGAAGCAGAAGAAGCAGAAGCAGGAGAACCTGTAAAGGTTGTTGTAAAAAAAGCTCCTGCTAAAAAGAAAGGACAATACTAAAATGTTGTATGTTGGATTAGGAGTTCTTTTAATTATGTTTATGGTTGTTTTGTCAGAGCCTAAACAAATAGAAGAACCGCATCATGATTCAATGCCTTATTCACACTATTCAATAAGTCATAGAAAAGAAAAAAACTAATAACAAAAAAATGAAAGGGTTTGAGCCCCTGCGAATCGTGGGGGCTCATTCAAATGAAATGAAATATGGAAATGCAAATTCTTCTACTACTTTTAATTGTTCTAGTAATCCTATACAAAGTAAAAATCTAATTGGAACACACAAAACAAGCATCTACAGAAATGAAGATATTTTAATTGTGAAGTATTGGGATACTAACATAGTTCAAGTTACAAGCAGTAGCATCATCTTAGACAATGGCGGTTACTACACAGCGACAACCAAAAGAAGAATGAATCAAGTTAGTTTACAATTTGGATTAGGTTTCAATGTTTTCCAAAAAGATTATGAATGGTTTGTTCAAACTTCAGAAAATAAAATTTTTTGCTTTCAGCAAAATCAAGTTATCATACCAAAACCCACCAAGTAAAACTTACGGAGTGGGATTAAGTTTATTTGACTAAATTCTTTTTTTTGTTCCTTAATCCTGCTCCACTCTCCAAATTATTTAACTCTGAAATTTTTCAAAAATTTTGCTTTTTGTTCTTCACTTCGTTCATCACAAAAAGGTTTAGAAGGGCTAGGCTTCGCCTAGTTTTACACTAGATTAAAACCAAAAAACACAAAAAGGGGTACTAGCGTACACATGACACTTGTAGTTAACCGATAGCATTCCACACAAAATCCAAAAATTAACTTTGAAAAAAATATTCGCAAGAACTTTGAAAGTTTTATAATTGTTTATATATTAGAATATGTCAGATATAGCAAAATTTAAACGAAATCCTATGAAATTAGCTGCGATTGATATGTTTGCCTTACAACCACTAGTAACAGCCAAAGAAGTGGCTAAAAAGCTCAATATTTCGCATCATACAGTTCATGCTTGGCGTAAAGACCCAAATTTTATAGATGCTTGTTACGAAAGATATATGATTGAATTCGGTTCGCTGCTGCCATCTGTTTTGAATTCTATGATTAGAGAAGCTCAAGCAGGTAATGTTCAAGCAGGCAGATTAGTATTAGAGCATAGTGGTAAACTTGTGAAGAATATTAATGTTACAGTTGATAGTCCATTTGAAAAGTTTTTAAAAGCAGATGTAGAGATAGAATCAGATGCTGATGTTTTAGATGTTATGGATGCAGTTGATGTAGAAGATATAAAATTACCTAATAGAAAAGAAGAAAATCAAAATTTAAGAACTAAAGAAGAAAAAAAAGCCTGCAAAAATGCCATTAAAACAGAAAAAGAGAGGCTGGAGTATAATGAAAAGCAAAAAGAGTGGTATAAATGGCGTAAAAGAGCCGAAAAAGCAGGAATAAAACCGTTAAAGAACCGTAGACCTACACCTGCACAAAGAAAAGATTGGCAAAACGAAATAATTAAAGCAGAATCTTCTAAAACTAACTGATTGCCATAAAACTTATATAATCACAATCCATAATTATACAAATTTCATCATAAACATCTTCAGGGATTAATATATCTTCTTCTAACATCATTTTGACAATCCTTTATCTAAGTCTTTTAAAAATATATCTTTTGTTTTATCACTTACAAAAAATTCAATAAAAGGTCTAGGAGGAACATCCCTACTAACAGTTTTACCTGTCTGAAGACTTGTAGTTTGAAATGTAAAGCCTTCATTGTGCTCTGCTCCATATCCTGCCATTACTAAATTATTTTTTTTAGAATTAATACTAGATAAAAGTGCTCCTGTATAAAATAAAGGTTTTTCTCCACCAACATTAGGTAATCTTTTAAATAATGCAAATTGTCTTTTATTTTTAGGTATTATATTACCTCTAAGAGAGCCATTTTTTCTTACATTTTTAGTAACTTTAGATAAAGGTTTCAACATTCCACCTTTATTATCATTACTATTCTGAATATTAATTTTTGTTACCTCGGAACTATCTTTTGCTGCATTAGATAAAGCCTTGTTTGTAATTTTAGTAAGATTTGTAATTAATTTATTAAAATCAACATTAGAATCAAGTTTAGTTGTTATTTTCACTATCAACCTCTTGTATTTGCTCTGTTTCTACAGTTTCTTGGACAGGTTTTCCTTCCATAGCAGCATAATGAGGGTCTTCCATAAAGTCTTTATTATCTTGTATTATTTGAGCAGCCTCATCTTTTGTTAAATCACCATTATAAGACATAAGTAAATCAACTTCATTAATCATATGATGTTTAAGCCTATGTTCATCTAATAATATTTGGTCTTGAACAGTTTTTGGATATTCAGGCTCATTAAAATCAAGACCTAACATTTCAGGTAATCTAATATTGTTATATTCTGCTATATGTTTTTCAACATGATATAAATCATGCTCATACATCCTCCAAAGCTCAATATCATCCTGATAATCTTCAAATCTTTCTAAATCTTTAATTTTTAGTGCGATTCCACTAGGAGTTTCGCCACCATCTTGTGCAAATTGCACATATAAATGATTATTTTGTGCTACAAGGTCTAATTGAAACTTAATATTTTCTATTACAGCTTGTATATCGCCTTGTGGAGCTGCAATATTGTATGTTGCACCTTCAGGAAGGTCTAATATTTGGTCTGAACCTGCTCTTTCTATTCTTTTATCACTATCAACCCCTGTCATAAATGGCTGACCGAACATTTGAAACCTTAAACCAAGTTGCATCTCTGTCATTGCTATATTTACCTGCTCATTACAATCAACTATATCCATTGCTCCGTCTACAAAAAACTCATCTATTTGTTCTTCTCTATGAGTAAATAAAAATGGCATAATTCCATAACCATGCTCATATTCCTCTAAAATATTACCTTTTTCATCATATTGTATGTATAATTCATTATCCCAATAAGCATATTCTAGTTTAGATGTATCAGAAATATCGTCTGTGTGCATTAAAATAGGATACATGATTGATGAAGGTGTAAAAGGGTCTTCCAAATGAACATCAAAATAATAAACAGGTCTATAATCAAAATGTGGTACTCCATGCGACTCTTTATATATAACTTGTGTTGCAACTGTACCAAGAAGTCTAGTCATTCTTTCAACGTGCTTCATTCTAGCATCTTTTTTGATTGTTAATTGGTCATATTGAGGGCTGACATTTCTATTTGCACCAACTGTATAAATTCTGCTCATCTTATTTATAAATCTTCTTGTAAAATTAGCATTATAAGGTGGTATTTCTTGAAATGCTGCTGAATTAAAAAAGGGGTCTATATATTGCTCTGTATTACTACCCCCATAATAATTTAACATTCTTCTTATTAAATTTCTTCTTTCTCTTTGATTTTGAAGTTTAGCCTCTTTGACCGATTGGGCTATAATTTCTTCTACTGTCATGTTTATCATCTTGTCCTCACTTTGAATTGTCTATTTTTAATTGGAAATTGATTTATAAAAAAGTACCTAAGCATATCGCAAGAATGGTCGTGATAACCGTCTTTTAGTGGCTCAGGTTTTAAGTCTTGTCCTTCTTTAGCTTCAGGATAACGATAATTTTCTAAGTCTTCCATCATACCTGTGCATTTTTTGTCTACATGAAAAAATCTTTGATTATTTGCATTTTCTATAAAACTTCTTACATGAGATACTCCTGAAGATATATTTCTTGAAATCTTATCTCTTTTTGTGTGTATAACTATATTATTTTTTCTAAAAATTTCTATATCTCCAAGTCCTGATTGTCCTTGTGCTTGCATACCTGCAGGGTCGCCATAATATTTAAGGACATTATAACGTCTTGCCTTAATTTTTAAAGCAAGCTCATCTGTTTTTATATTTTGCTTATGAATAATTTCATCAATCATATTAATATGCCACATACCACCTACTCTATATAATTGAAACCATCCAACAGCAGGCATACGATAACCAAAATCTACTGAACAATAAGTAGGTAGATTAGGATTGTAAGGAAAATTACCAACATCTAAATCTCTCTCAAAAGGATATACACGACCTGCAAATGAAGTAAACTTTGCACCATATTCTTGGTCAAATACTTCCTTGCTCATATTTCTTTTTCTTTCAAGAATAAATGGGTCTTTTTTACCTTCAGGGAAGGCAAAATGGTTATCCCACGAAGGGGCTTGATGAGATTCCCATAAATCATCTTGTTTTCCTAAAAGAAATAAATCATAAACAAAATTAAATCCTTCAGGAGTTGTAATGAATATTGCCTTCCCTTTTCTATCAGAAAGAGTTGGCGATAAATACATATCCCATATTCGCCTTTTTACTTTAGCAGCCTCGTCTATAACTAGTAAATCCAAACCTTCTCCTACAAGAGAATCAGGATTGTCTGCTGACTTAGCTTCTACAGTTGTGCCCCATTTAAATTTTATAAATCTTTCTTTCTCAGAAGCTCTTTCTATGTCATTAGCACGACCAACTACCATATTTTTCCAAACTTCTCTAAACATTAAGTCTGCTTTATCGTATGATAATCCTACTAACCATATTTTTTTATCAGGCTGAGAAGCATAATAAGTTGCTTCCATTGCTGATGCTGTAGTCTTTCCAAATCTTCTACCACATACCATGACAAAAAACCTTGCACTATCCTTTGTAGGATAATGTAATTTAGTTTGACCAAAGTGAGGCTTATACCCCATATATTCAAACCATTTCTTTTTATAATCTAATTGCGAGTTATTCAAAAATTTGCAAAATTTCTAACTTTAATTTAAGTTATATGCGTAAATTATGCAAAAATTTGTATAATAACAGCTTTTTATAACAAAAAGGAGGGCAGTATGTCCGAAGAAAATACACAAGCAATGACAGAAACAGTAAGTGAAAGTCCTGCTACAGAAACTACTCAACCTAGCTCAAATGAGCAGTATATTGCAGAAAGCAAAAAGTATCGAAAAAGAGCACAGGATGCTGAAGCTCGTATTATTGAATTAGAAAAGAAATTTGCACAGCAAGAAGAAGCTAAACTAAAAGAAAAAGAAGATTTTAAAGCATTGTATGAAAAAGTATCTTCTGAAAATCAAAGTTTATCTGCTAATGCTGAAAAATGGTCTTCCTATGAAAACAATAGACGTGCTTCTTTATTAGAATCTCATCCTGAAGAAGATAGAGAATCTTTATCTAAAATAGATTTAGAAACTCTTGAGTATATTACAAATAAAATTAAAAGTGTTAAGCCAAATGCACCTGAAGTTGTTGGCAGAGCAAGAGAAAGTGTTATTAAAAAACCTTTATCTGAAATGAGCAATGATGAAAAGGCTGCAAATTGGCAAAACATTCTAAAGAGCTATAAAAAATAGCTAGAAAGAGAGTTTAAAAAATGGCAAACATAAGCGACCCATTAGATATTAATATGCTGCAAGGTGGTGCTAGTGCAGCAGCAGCAGATTCAGTTGGTCAAGAGTTTGTGCCTGAAGTTTGGGGGCAAGCAATTCTTGATAAATTTAGAACAAATACAGTAATGTTACCTTTAGCAAATGACTTATCATCAGAAGCAAATGGTACTGATAAGATACATTTACCACACATTGGTGTTACACCACTTGGAGATGTTGCTCAAGGTACTCCAATAGCATCTGATGTTGCTTCAGGTGGTTCTATGGTAGCAACAGAAACTGCATTAAATATAGACCAACATAAAGTAACATCTTTATGGATACCTGATGCTTTAAAAGCACAGTCTTCATATAATTTGTTTAATATGTATTCTGACCAACTTGCTTATGCAATAGGTAGAGGTGTTGATAATTACTTAATGTATAAGATTGTAGACAATTTAACTACTGCTCATGGTGGAACAAGTGGTGCTACTCAAGATACTGTTGATATGTTAGAAGTTGGAGATGCTTTAGCATCATCTAATATTGATGATATATTTAAAGCAGTTATACTTGAAACAGGAAGTACAGAGGGATGGACAATGGTTTTAAGTCCAACTTTATATGCTTCTTTAGCAGCTTTAGATTCAGGTGCAGGATTTGTTAGAGGAACAGCTTCTCCATTAGGTGCAGGCTTTGCCTCTACAGGTGTTGCAGGCAATATTTTAGGTATGAATGTTGTGGTTTCACAATCTCCATATTTAGACGTTGCTTCTGTATCTGCTGATGCTGATAAAGGTGTAACAGCTTGGACTGGTTTTGATACTAATGATAGTACAAATGATGACATATTAAGAGGTTTCTGTATTCATAATTCAGCTCTTTATTATGCAGCAGCTCAAGCTCCAAGAGTTCAACAGTCTTATCAGCACACAGAATTATCTGACTTGATTACTGTAGATGCAATCTACGGTTGTGCAGTTAGAAATTCTGCTACTGCAGGAGATAGAAGAATTATTGGTTTATCCAAAAATGTCTAATTGAACTAATAATCAATCAAATAATAAAGGGGTGGAAACACCCCTTTATTGTATATAGGGGAATATTATGGAGTTATTAAAAGAAATAAAAAAGCATGAAGGTTTTGAGCCTAGAGTATATAAGTGTACAGAAGGCATTGATACTATAGGATATGGTTTTGCTATAAAAGATTTATATTTAGATGAAGATATAGCAGAGCTTATACTAATGAGAAAAATACAAAATTTACTAGAAAGAATTATATCTAATTTTAATTGGTTTGAAGGCAGTCCAAATGAAGTAAAATCTGTTGTTACCAATATGTGTTATCAATTAGGGGTAAGAGGTTTTTCAAAATTCAAAAAAACAATTTATTATTTAGAAACAGAGCAATATGATGAAGCCTCAAAAGAAATGTTAGATTCTAAATGGGCTAAACAAACTCCTAATAGAGCAAAAGAACTTAGTAATAGAATAGCTGTGCTAGCTAATTAGGATTTTAAAAGATTTTACATTAAATTATCTTAATAAATTTTAAGGAAATCTATGCCTAAAAATCAATATGCAGTAAAGAAAAGGGCTATAGTTACGCCTGATAAACATTTTCCATTACATGACCAAAAAGCTATTAATGTTGTTTGCAAAGCTATACAAAAAATAAAGCCTGATATATACATTGATTTAGGCGATACTGGAGAATGGTCATTATTTAGCAGGCATCATTGGAAGAATAAAGAAAAGCCACCATTAGAGGTTTTAATTCCAATGTTAGACAAAGAGATAAAATCTGTTAATGATGGAATGGATGAAATAGATAAAGTTTTAGATGAAGTTGATTGCAAGGAAAGACATTTTATACAAGGCAATCACGAACTATGGTTAGATGAGTTTGTTAGTAAACATCCTTATCTTTCAGAATATATGACTGAAAATGCACTTAATCTAAAAAGTCGTGGATATAAATATTGGGAATACATATCTGACAAAAAATTAAAGATTGGTAAGTTGAATTTTACTCATGGCGATTATGTACCAATACATCACGCCAAAAAACATTTATCAGCATATAAAGAAAATATTATGTATGGTCATACACATGACTTGCAAAGATTTACAGAAACAGGTTTAGGTGGCACACAGAGTGCTTGGAGTTTAGGTTGCTTAAAAGACACAAAGTCAGATAAGAATAAGTGGATGAGAGGCAATCTAAATAATTGGAATCATGCTTTTGCTGTCGTTGATTTTTTTAACAATGGCGATTTTAAAGTAGAAGTAGTAGAAATAATAAATGGAAGAACTACTCTTTGGGGCGAGTATATTGACGGAAGTGAGAAATAGTGGATTGGTTAGAGCTGTTAGAAAGATATGGTGTGCCTCTTGTTGTTGCTGCAGCATTTTGGTGGTTTATACAAAAGCAGAACAAATACATACAGGAAGAATTATCTAAAGAATTAAGAGAGTCTTTTTCAAGAGTAGAAGGTATTATAATAAAATTAATTGATC